AAAATTGTCTATATTCTCACGCATTGTAATTCTAGAAGATAATTTAAGTTGAGGTAAAAAAACGACGAACTGAAAGAGACCATCATTCCGACTAATTTTATCAAATAAATAACCATCATATTCTTTTTCCATTACTTCTGGATTATTATGACATAAATCAAGTAATGTACAATCACATTGAACTTTCCGAATGGAACGCATTGTTATGTTAATATAATCTAAATCACCTAACCATTTATTATAAAATTTATCTACATTTTCCGATAATTGAATAATTCCGCTAATTTGTTGAAATTTAATAATATTTAACAAATCAACCAGACGACGAATCGGACTAGTAATATGTATATAAGCATCCATATCAAGTATTTCGTGACGTGTATCTACAATTTCAGACCCATCTATGTATTGACCAGAAGAACTATTCCATATTTTAATAAATTTGCCTACTTCTTCGGGTATTTTATCAGGAACAGGAAACTCTCGTTTGATTATAGTAGAACGAAAAATTCCGGTTTTATGTTTAATTAACTCTTTTGCAGTGTGGTAATTCATAAAAATCATTAGATAACAAACAACTTCGTGACTCGTTCTAACACTATGAATATATCGATTTTTATGGGATAATTTGTTTGTAATATTTAAAATTTTCTGGTAGTTTAGGTCATCTAACATTCTTGGGTCTTCGTAACAATAATTTCTAGAAACTTTAACAAAGCAGTTTGAATATTTAATATCTATAACCTCGGTATTTTTAACAAATATATCCATTACAAAAGCAATTCGCGTAACGTTTTCTTGCAAACTACACAAACAGTCTGATAATATTGTAGGTAACATAGGGCGCTTCTTATCAGGAAGATAAATGGTAGAAATTCTACGTGAAAAAGAGTCCCACAAATTTAGAACATCCATCCAGATTGTGACATTAGATATGTATATACTTAACTGCTGTATATCATTCTCTAAGTCAACAACACTAAACCCATCATCAAAATCAAGGCTTTTAGGAGGATCAATTGTAATAATATGCCATAACTTTTGATCTGTTCTATCCTGTATTGAGGGGTACTTCGTTCGAATCGTTTCCATTATGTTTTCGTGTGATTTCTTTTCTAGTGCTTTCGATGCTTCTTTTTGAAATTTTTGAATAGATGTGTTCAAGCTTTTACAAAACAATTGATATTCATAAAAATTATCAAGAATATCAACAGGTCCAATAACATTATCTAATTTTGCCTTTGGGTGTTTTTCTTCCCATTCATCAAAAACAAATGTAACATATAGATTCTTAAAAACTTTGGTAAAGCCGATATTTTTAATTTCATATGGAATCAAAAAAGGGGGCAATCTCATATCATCAGGAATACACTTATACAATAATTTACCACACCCAGATTTACCGAATTTACCGGTTTTTTGTCTTCCATATGTTTTATTTCCAGCTAATATAAGAACGCCTGGTATAGATCCTGTTCGTATAGAAGAATGTAGTAATTTAACAGTATTTGTATCCTTACCCTTTTCAATGCTAAATACATCATTTGAAAATAATTTTGACTCAAGAGGGTTGATATCTAATTCTACCTTGTTAAAATTATTGCTTTCAAATATTTGCCAAGTAGTATAATTTCTATCGTTTACATATAATTTGTAACTTGACATATTGTAACTAGATATATGTAATATATCGTTATATCTTTAATTCATAATAACAAATTATTATAGATAAATATAGAACAAAATAATAATAAAGGTAACCTCATTTGTAAATATAATATAATAGAATGGAAAAAAATGTGGTAGCAGTCATTATGGCGGGAGGTCTGGGAAAAAGGATGAATTCTGATGTTCCCAAGGTTTTGCACAAAATAGGAGGAATTTCAATGATTAATCGAATTATACAAAACCTAATAACATTAAGTTATACGGTACATTTGCACGAAATTTATATCGTAGTTGGAAAATATAAAGACCAAATTCAATCCTCCATAGATGAAATCATAGAGTTACAAAATATATTACCAAGTGCGCCACGTGTAATATATATCACACAAGAAACACCGCGAGGTACAGGTCACGCAATAATGTGTTGCAAAGATGCGTTAACAACTCATTTAAACGCAGATGTTCTCATTCTCTCTGGTGACGTTCCATTATTAAGTGTAGATACAATGAAACGTTTATTATCTATAGAAAACGAGGCAAAATTGATTGTAACAAAGATATCTGATCCGACTGGATATGGAAGAGTTATAGTAAATAATGGTAATTTTAATAATATTATAGAACATAAAGATTGTAATTTAAAACAACTTAAGATTAGGTTAATAAATAGTGGTATTTATTGTATAGAATCGGAATTGCTATGTAAATATATTACACATTTGAGTAGTAATAATAGTCAAAACGAATATTATTTAACAGATGTTATAGAAATAATCAAAAGAGAAGAAAAAATAGAAATAGGCCTCCTTGAATTAGAGTCAGATAAAAATTATGAAATTATAGGTGTAAACACTATAGAACAATTACAAGATTTAGAAACAACATTACAAAATATCATACAATAAGTGAATAATAGTAGATACAAAATAAAATTGAAAAAGAAAACGTATAATAAGTAATAAATAAACTAACTAATTATAAAAAGATGAACTTTGAAAATATGAATCCTGAGAATCGTAACAATGGTTTAATTGGAATGGGTCAAAATATGAATATGAATACAGAGAGAAGAAATATGTATAATGTAAGGTGTTGCTCGTTTTGCAGACAGCCTGGTCATACTATTACAACGTGTAATAGTGAGAGGTTACGTGAATTTGAAGTAATATGTGCACAAAAAGTTCAAAGTATTGATCACCCAGACGATTTTAAAAATTGGTTGTTTCAAACTTATGTAAACGAACCGTTACTTTTACAGGCTTTTGTAATTGGGAAATACCCAGTTACTAGAAGAATAGAGACACTTCAATCAATCGATTTAATAACAGAATACATTTTTACAAATTATAAAAATGCATTGAATCTGGAAGAAGAAACTATGCTTGATAATAATAGTATCGAAAGAGAATTGATAACTTTATTAACTGAAATTAGAAACACTAGAAATATAGATAGCCAACCCAGTATGAATACAATTATAGATAGAGATGAAAACGATAGAAATGAAAATGCACGACTTCAACAAATTTGCCTTAGAGAAATGATATTTATGATGATGTATGCGAATGCGATAACCCAAATTAACGAACATCAACACCCCACTCCAATACAGAGACGACAATACATAAGCTCAATTAATGTTTCTTGCCAAGATCCAGATAATTTGAATGTTATCGAAAATGAAGATATGGATGAATTATGCAAATGTAATATTTGCTGGGATGAAAAAGAAAAAAGGGCCTTTGTTACGCTTGGGTGTAATCACGAGTTTTGCAATGATTGTATAAAACAAACAATACACAAAAATAACAATGAAAATGATAGCGAACACCATAATAACTCGGGTATCCATATACCACTTACGTGTGCGCTTTGTAGAAGTGAAATACAACAAATTATAACAATAACTCATGATATTCAAAATGAAATAATTGAAATGATAAATAATACATAATATAGAATAAATTCTATATCAAATAAACGCAAAATATCAATATTAGATTATAAATACGATTATTGTCATTCCAGAATTTACAATATATTTTAAAAATTTATCATTTCATACTTTAGAAGGAGTTCATTATTCCTTTTTCATAATATAGTTTCCAGTTTTCAGGAGGTATTTTTGTTTTACCATAATAAGGTACTGCCAACCTATTTTTAAGCAGGTGTTCATTTACGTATATATCATTTACGTAGACATCTGCAAGCAATCGACCATATTTTTCTGTAGTGACATTTTTAAGAACGACTTTTTTTTGCATAACCAGTTTTTCCATTTCTTTTCTTGCACAAAGAGCGATATCTTTTTCATCTTCATTTTTCCCTTGTATTTCTGGACAATCTATGCCTCTTAGTCTTACTTGAAATCGGTAGAATGGTGAATTTGAATAGGGCAATTTACTTGCTATAGTTATGGTATCACCATCATATACTTTGATTACGTGACCTGATTGAATGTTGGGTATAAATGGTATTGTTTCTTTGTAATCAATAACGCAAATTATTGCTTCTTCGTCTTGTTCTTTTTGTACGTTCTCTTTACGAAAGCTTAAATAGGCATAGGTAGTTGAATAGCATCTACCAAATAACCGTTGAATGCATTTGATTATCATTTTATTATCTTATATACTTTATCTTATATACTTTATATTAGTTTACACTATTATTACTATAATGATATAAATGATAACACCCATTATATGAAATACTAATAAAATTGAATAAAAATATTGCACAATTTTTATACATACAAATCAAAAATACATACAAATCAAAAATACATACAAATAAATAATGTCAAGTCTTATTTTAAACGATAATTATTTATTAAAGGTCATTGGCCATAGTTGTCCGAAAAATATTAAAAAGAATATAAATAAAAATTATAAATTTATCAATCGTAATGATGGTAAACTAGTTTTTATTGACAGCGAAAATAGAAACCTTACATTATGGAATAACCATCGTTTTAAAGACAATTATACTTGTTACGTAACTCTGGACAAAAATAATAACTATCGAACAACTAAATATGAATTAAACTCAAAAAGTGTTTACGTTTGGATAAGAATATTTCCTATTGAAATAAGTTATCTTAAGTCGTATGTATGCATTACTACATTAGAAAAATTTCTCTTTGTTATTGAGTTTTATAATAAAATAAATATCAAAAAAAACTTAATCAAGAGAGTTCCTACAATTTCAAAAGTGTTTCAAGACAATTATATGGTACGATACATTAGTGAATTTTTGTAAAATATTTCAAGAGAATTGTAAATAATTGAAAATGATAAAAGATGGTAATAAATCTGTTTTATATTGTTATAGGTCCACCTCATCCCCCTTTCATTACACCAGTATTTATAGAAGGAATAGCACCACCTCATCCACCTCGCATTTTATTTTTTTTACTTTTAGGCTTTTTATTTGTCCTTGTTCTTGACGTTGTCTTTTTTAGATTTTTAGATTTTGTTCTTGTTCTTGTTCTTGTTTGTTTAGTAGTTTTTCCACGTTTGTTTATTGTGGTTTTTTTAGAAAAAACATTAAGAAGCGAAAGACTTTTCAATAACTTCATACAATATACAAAGAAATTATTATAACTCACTTCCGATAATATTATCTATAATTGAAGGTTCTGGTATATCACTAATATTTGTTCCTTCAGTATTATCGAGATGAGATATACCTATTTCTTCATTTGCTTCAGTTTCAAGAGGGTAAATAATTTCATTATTTATTTCTTGGATATTAACTTTTTTTACAACATTCCGTTTGACATTTTGAATTTGTAACGCGTGCAGAGTAATATAGGGAACAATGGCAATATTATTCATATAAGTTCTATAACGAAAACAAGATATACTAGCATTTTTATGAAATTTAATGCTATACCACCAATAGGCAGGTATAAATAATGTTTTACCAGGTAATAATGTAAATTCTAAACATTTCAATTTATCAAAATCCGCAACATATTTTGCTTGAGGTTTCCAAGGGTTCACTGGTGATTTAAACTCAAAATTTTCATAATCATAAATAGGGTATAAATATTTTGTGCTATGCGGTGGCGCTAATTTAATTTGGACGCTTCCTTCTGTTAATAAGAAATAATTTCTATAGTTAATTTCGTAACGAAATGGCGTGCAAGTTTCGGGCGATCCTAGTATGATGTCATAGTTGCAGTTTGACACCATATATGGTCTTAAGAATTCGTCGTTGTACCTTAAATTTTTAATGACTCCTGTTTCTTGAAGAAAATCATTATTATTTTCAGAAAAGTAACTTGATAATGTATCTTCATCAAATAATTTAATCGCCGCGTGTATGGGCAATGGTATGTATAACTCAAGGTTAGGATCATTCTCTTTAACATTTCTTATTTTTACTTCAAATGCGTGATAGTTATTAGAAATATAGGTTTTGTTAGAAGATTCCACGATTTTTTGACAATCAAAGTCAAATAATACCGGCTGTCGAATATCACAGATTTCCTCTAATTTATCCTTTGACGGCTGTTCTACTTCGTACATTTCTAAATCTTCGCTTGTTTTAAAATGAAATTGAACGTGTAAATAAATAAACAATACGAGACAAAAAATAAAGAACCCAATTATTATTTTCATAGTAATCTTACATAAAAATAATAATAATATTTATTAACTACAACGAACTAATCATTCAGTTTTGGCGCGATAAAAAATATAAGTGAACTATCATCGCCTAAATTATAGTTAATTTTCATAGGGCAATCGTTACTCAATGAAAAATCGATTTCATTTGAAAGCTTATTCGTTATGCACATTTTATTAATATATAACAAACTATAACATAGTGAAACAACCTGACTTTCAACAATACTATAACTAGTTAAATCGTCAATAGGAATATCTACGCGCATTTCTCCATTAGTTCCGTTTGTAGTTAAACGAATATCGTCTTCAGAGCATTGGATTAAAATATCATTTCCAAAATTGCTTAATTGATTAAACATATCTGTAATTTGTTTTGATGAAAGAGAAAATTCTGCATCATAATCAACAACAGGTATAGCCATTTCTTGATAATCATAATCAATAAGATTCATTTTAAATGTTTTTTTAAATTCACCTTTTTTCGCTTCTTGTGATGAAAAAATAATATGAACAATATCTGGGTTTGCATTTTCTTCCATCATAATAATTAAATCTTGATTATCGTTTTTCGTACTTATTATAGAATGAAAAACGTTTGAATCAAATGATATTTTGATTTCTTCTTTAATATCAAATTGGTTAAACCATTTTTTGTTTATTTTAACATCAAATAAACATATATGTGATTTATCCATACCTTGAATATAAAATTCATCAAATCCAATAGTAATATTAATTATGGAAGAACAGTTTTTCAATACTTGAAACAATGAAACAAAATATTCACGTTTCTTTTTGTCTGTAATGATAATTTTCATATTGAATATAGTAAAATTATTTGTTTAATACATTTTTGTAAATTTTATATATT